TTTATTGCAGAGGCAAAAAACACTCACCTCACACATGCGGCAGATCTCGCATTTGAGGGAAGTGGTCGCATTAAAGAATCAATTGCATTTCTTGAATCACTTGTTGGTATGCTTAAAGGCGGATCAAAGTCTAAATTGAACCTAACACGAAAGTGGGATGGCGCTCCTGCTGTATTCTGTGGAACGAACCCAGAAAATGGCAAGTTCTTTGTGGGTACGAAGAGCATCTTCAATAAGACACCCAAGATCAACTACACAAATGCAGATATCGATAAGAATCATGGTGGTGGTCTTGCAGACAAACTTAAAGAATCACTCAAGCATCTGAAGAAACTTAACATCAAGGGTATTCTACAGGGTGATCTTCTGTTCGGAAGTGGAGACATATCTTCTACCGACATCGATGGTAAAAAATACCTAACATTTACACCAAACACTATAACATACGCCGTTCTGTCAGACAGTGATCTTGCGAAAACCTTAACCAAATCTAAAATAGGAATTGTTTTCCACACAAAATACACAGGCAAAACAATGAGTGAGTTGAAAGCATCATTCAATGTAAGTAAATCTGACTTCGGATCTGCGTCTGGTGTTTGGGCAGACGATGCAGGTTATAAAGATGCATCGGGTAAAGCAACCTTCACTGGTGAAGAATACAAGAAGGCACAAAAACTAATAACAAGAATAAAAGGTTTAGCGAGAAAGGCGGGATCTGCATCAAACTCTATTGCGAAGGATCCCAAAATTTATGCAGAGATAAATATCTACGCTAACGCAAAAGTTCGTCAAGGTGATTACAGTTTCTCATCAAAGGAGTTTACAAAATTCGTAAACGACAAATTAGAGAAACAAGTATCAGGCTTGAAGTCCGACAAGGGTAGAGAGCGAAGAAGATTATCAAAAGATAAAATGGTTTCAAACTTGAAATCCAAATCTAAGCAACTTGATCTGGTCTTCGCACTGAACTCTGCCTTACAGGAATGTGTTGTTCTGCTTGTAAATAAATTACAAGAAGTTCAATCATTGAAAACATTCATTAAAAATAGTAATGGATACCGAGTAAGTGGCGACGAAGGGTTTGTCGCCAGTGATAAAGTAGGTTCTGCTATAAAATTAGTAGATAGACTAGAATTTTCTAGAGCGAATTTCACAGTTGATAAGAACTGGGTGAAAGGATGAATTATGAGAAGTTTGAGAATAAACGAAGTTAACCAAAAGCATTCATATACATGGACTAAAATTAATGATGATGGTATGAGTATGCATTGGAAGAAAGAATTCCTCGCTGAATTTGGTGGAGAATTTACACGAGATGGTAAGAATTTACACTGGCATCGACCGATTAGAACCAATGAACCCCTGAAACGCAAAATTATTGTAAGAAATCCTGAAGGAATTGCGGTTCAAATCGAAAACTTTGCTAAATACTGTAGAGAAAACAATCTCAGCAAGTCTGCCATGTATGAAGTCTTGTCGGGAAAGAGATCGCAACATAAAGGCTACAGAGCCGTAACAGAACAGGAGTAAGAACTATGAGTACATTAGCAAGCATTGATTCATTCTTAGGTAACATTTGGTGGTCTGCATTAGTCTTTATTGCAGGTACATTACTTGGCGCTCCACTCTGGTCTTATGTGCGTAAATTCTTTCCTTGGAATAAAGATTCTTAATAAGATCGCACAGAAAAAATAAAAACCTCTGCTGTGCTTTCCCGCTTAGGATAGGGATCTAATAAAGGAGGTGATCCAGTACAATTTGCACCGTAGGGCCAGCAGGCTTTTATTTCAGGGGGACAATCTTTTGTCCCCCTGTTTTTTTATACATATAAAAGCACGGGAGAACACTATGAGCGTTGCAGTATTTACATTTGGAAGATTCAATCCACCCACTACTGGACATATGGCATTAGTAGATAAGGTGAAGTCTGTTGCAAAGCAGAATAGAGGGAAACCCTTTGTATTCACAGGTCAAAGCACAGACCCTAAAAAGAACCCACTAAACTTTAAAGTAAAAACGTCATACATGAAAAAAGCATTTTCTGGTGTGACTGTGGTTACCGATTCTTCTATTAGAACTGCATTCGACGCACTCGCGTTTTTTGATAAGAAAAAGGTCAAAGAAGTAATAATGGTAGTTGGTTCTGATCGAGTACCTGAGTTCAGAAAACTGATTAATAAGTATCTTAAAGATTATAACTTTGAATCATTCAAAGTTGTTTCCGCAGGTGAAAGAGATCCAGATGCAACGGGTGTTAAGGGTATGTCTGCGTCCAAGATGAGAGATGCTGCAAAACGAGGTGACTATGATGCGTTTCGGTTGGGTTGTCCGCAGACCCTATCCAAAACCGATTGTCTTAAGTTATTCAAAGATGTCCAGAAAGGTATGGGTATCAACGAAAATATTGAAGAGGGTTGGTTTAATCATGACGACTTTGTAGAATTCGTAGAACTGAATGAAAGAAAAATTGGGTTAGATGTTCGCAGAAAAATGGCAAGATCAGCGAAACGAACTGCAAAAAGAAGAGCAAGAACACGAAAGCGAAAAGAGAAATTCAGAAAGAGTGGAGACACTCTTCAGCAAATTGCACGAAAGAAAGCAAAGGGTTTCCTTCGTAAAAAGATTATAGGCGATAAAGACTGGGCGTCGATGTCTCTCGCACAAAGAGCAGCAATAGATGCTCGATTAGACAAAAAGACAAAGTCGATTGATAAAATCGCAAAGAAGTTATTACCCAAAGTTAAAGTCGCAGAACGAGAACGACTACAGAAACTCAAAACCAAGACACCCGGTCAACCACCCAATACTAATGAATCCCTATTAGGTGAAGTAAAAATTGTTGATCGTTTAGTTCAACAACTGAAGGATAAGGGAATGGATAATGATAAGGCACATGCTGTTGCAAGATCCCAATTACAGAGGCATGGAGTCTTGAAGAAGGGTTCAGAAGAACTCACAGATAAAGGTAAGAAACGAAACTCTATGTCGCCTGGAGAGAGGGCAAAGGATAGAGCAGCGAAGAAGGATGGAAAAAGTCCTGAAAGTTATAAATATAATAAGACAACCAACATAGCAACCCAGAAGGAAGAACACATGTTAAGTGAATCAGACGAAAAACCTCTACTTAGGTGGATGGAAAAATTTGAAACAGAACTCAAAAAGGTAGGTTCTTCCTACAAGAAAATTGACCCCGTGGATGCTCTCAAGTTATACTACAAAGGCGTTGATCCTAAGAAGGCAGCACCTATGCTAAAGAGCGGTAAACTAGAGGAAGCATATACTCCAAAGCAGAAAGACGCAATCGCTAAAGTCAAGCAGGTTCTATTCCGCGACAACAAGATTGGATTCTACACCGCTCTTGGTAAAATTATGGTAAGCGGAAAAGATGAGAAGAGAGCAAAGGAAGTCCTCGATAAAGCGTTCGGTGGTGACTTCACAAAGTCTACAGGAATGACTGTGAAGAAGAGCATTGGTCCAAAGAGAGACTTCAAGATCAATGCAGGATATGAATCTATCGAAGAGAAGATGACCTTTACGTTTGGTACAAAAGAACAAGCAGCAAAGTTTGCGACAATGGCAGTAGACAAGAAACTCGCTTCTGTAACCGATAGATTTACCTCAAACTTCGGTGATCATATGGTAGAACTATCAGGACCGCATTCAGCAGGTGCAGGTAGTCCCACAATGGCACACAAGAATCTTGCTAAGTTGATGAAAAGACATGGTGGTAAATTACACAGCACCAATGAAGGTCCACGCATTAAAAAGATGTTCAAGGAGGAGGTCGAACTAAACGAAAAACGACCACCATACGCCTTTGAACCTGATGCTAGAATTAAAAGGGGTATCGAGAGTGGAAAGTTCCCAATGGTTGCTTCCAAGTTATCCGTTCTCGGTGGTAACTCAGTATTTGGTGTATTCCAATTCACTGGTAAAGCAGCAGGTGGTGGTCCAGAACCAGGCGAGAAGCAGGGTAGTGGGTATGTTGACGGATACGTTATGGCAATCGTAAGTAATCCAAAGAGGAAGGGATCACTTAAGATCTTTGCGTACTATGGTTCACACCCCGATCCCAAGGGAGCGATTGCGGGGTTCGCAAAGGGTCATAATCTCCTAAGTGAATCCGTTGAACTGGATGAAAATGCTGCGATGATTAATAAACTTCGTAAAGCATATGGTGGAATTAGTAAAATTGATCCAGCACAACCGACATACAAGAAACTCACCGCACTCCTTGACAGACTCGCAAAGGATGATCCTAAGTTACTCAAGAAATTAGCAAAGGCAAAGATTAAGTTTGTTTCTTCTCTTGCTATGAATCGAGTATCGAAGTTAGAAAACCCCGAGTACGACGAACGTCTATCTAAGATGAACATTGGTGAGATGTCTGCAAAGGCACACTATAAAAAGTTCAACGACCTTCGAAAGAGAAAAGGTATAGTTCCCGGTATCGATAGAGATAAGTATCCCAATAGAGAGAAGCAAGGTCTCGAAGGACCATACCGAAGTAAAAAGTCAGGACAGATCTATTACTATGATAGAAAGGCTGGTAAGTATTACGACACCGATACTGACATGTACCTACAGGTCAAGGACATCATGGATGGACGCGACTACAAGCAAGAGTACGCAAACTTTCATGGTAAACCAGAGCAAAGAGCAAAGCGTTCTAAGAGAGTTCTTGCAAGAAGAGAAATGGTCAAACAAGGTCGTGCTACTAAGGGTGATGGTAAAGACGTAGATCATGCAGATGGTAACGCAAACAATAATTCTCCTAAGAATCTTCGTATGATGTCTGTTGCTGCAAACAGAAGTCGCAACAACAATAAGAATGTCAAAGAAGAACATGGTGCTGGAGATGAGGGAACACCCGAAGCCTTGAAAAAATATAAAGACTTTACTCCAGGCGAATCTGGAAAGTCTTCAGTAGAAGAAACACCTAAAGCAAAAAAGAAAAAAGTGGATCCTAAAAACACAGGAACTGAGGGATATTGATGATTGAAGTTGTTCATACTGATAACATAGACCACTTTGGTTCGTGGGTCGAAGTCGGCATGATCGCTGGTGTAGTCATAGCAGGCGCACTCACAGCATTATTACCAATTCTCTCAAGACTAAAGAAAAGAAGTAAAGGGACTTCCCGGAAACAATTAGGTTATCCTAATAGTGTAAATTGGGAAGAGCATACACGAATACATGAAGTTCTCACTGAGTTGCGAGTAAAAACAGATTCAGCAAGAACTCAGGTAATTCAGTTTCATAATGGAGGACATTTCTTAGACGGAATTTCCATGACCAAAATGTCACTCACTCACGAGTCATTAGCAAATGGTGTATCTTCCGAGATGGATACTAAAAAGGAATTAATGCTTTCATTGTGTGTTGAAGGATTGCGTCTTCTTTTAGAGGATGATTCTAAAATACACATCACCGCACAGTTGGATGATTCGTGGTGTAAGCAACTTCTGCAACACGGAAACGTCGTAGCATTTGGGTTCTTACCTTTAAGAAAACAAAAAGAAGTCCAAGGATATATCATGATTCAGTGGTGTAGTTGGAATAAAACAGATAACGTCGATGAAGACGTTGTAACACAAGAACTAGAAGATTCTAGAGTTTTGACTGAGGTTCAGTTACGTTTGCAGTCAGGCGATAAATCTTATAAATAAGATAGAAAAGGGAGAACGGTATGAAATCTTTCAAAGAACTTAAAACGGATATGAATGAGGCTATGGGAACTGCCGCAGCAGGTGGAAACGACCAGTACGGTGGAACTGCGCCTCATGTAGACAGTCGTTTGACTGTTGCAGGTAACACAGAATTACAACAAAGAATCAATGGATTCATCAAACGACAATTAGCAAGAGAATTCTATAACCCCGAAATGTGCTTTAATATGCTAAGAGCAAAATTAAATGTAGTGGGGTTGGACTTCATAACTAACGAATCAGTTAAATCCGTTGGTTCTATTGAATTGCCGATGACTCGTCATGGTGGTGCGTTCGGAACAACTCCCGACCATGACTTAAAAACTGGTTTCTATAATGAAAACGGGTTTGATGGTAATATACCACACGTTCTAAAAGGAACAGTTGCAATTGGACCCAATGGTGGATATGTGATTGATGTGAAAATTGAAACAACAGGAGAGAGTGAATCCTGAAAAAATTTGCCACTTTATAGTATGAATCTAGAACCGCTAAATGACAAAACAATTCTTCTGTTTGCGATGACGCAATATTCAAATCCACAATGTGGGGACATTGAAGAATTCCATGAAGATTTGAATCGAATTAAGTATATAAAACGGCTTCTAGGTAGATTTGAGAAAAAGGGAATACTCAAAGAAAGACTGATTTTAAATCACATCATCATCATGGCTAATGTGTTTACACCAATAGGAACTTCAAGAATGTTATTTTTAAAGATAGAAGAAGAATTACACTCAGCACTTAAAACATTTCTTTTGTTTTTAAATTATTTACCCGAAAACGAATACGAAGTACCAGAAGTAAACATTAAAGACATACCGATAGACCTACGAATAATGGAAGTATTAAGGAGCGTATAATGAATAGGTTAGTAAACGCATTCGTAATATTTCAATTTCTTAAGACTCTCGTCAAACCATTTAAAGATACTGATGCTTATAAATTAGGCATTATTGACGATGAGGGTAACTACCTCAAGAAGCAAAAAGACTTAAGAACTTCCGAAGAGAAAAAGGCGAGCAATATTTTTACTCGTCTTGTATGGAACATCAAAAAGATACTAGAGAAAGTTCCTTTTGGTAAAACGAAAATTGCATCACTTGCCACTGCATTATATCTCATTCGAGAAGAAGCAGAAAAGGTAGGTGCAGACAGTGAATTGCTTGAAGATGTTTTCTGCTCATATTTGTTGAAAGAACATGGAATAGATTTCAAAAAAGAATTATTAAATGAAAAATTTGAAGACATTTTTTCTAAATAGTAATAAGAGGAGATACAATCATGTCAGTACAAGGTTCGCAATCATCAGTAGGGTCACGGCAATTAGTGCCCCAAGTTCAGAGTAAACCATCTAAACCATCCGCAATCTCATCAGGACGCGGACGAAACCCGTCCCCTCAGGCGGCGGTATCACAAGGTTCTAGATTAGGTCAGAAATTTAACCAAAACAATAGTCGTCGCAGTGGTTCCGGTGGTGGAATCAATCGTGGCGGTAGAAGAATTTAAGGAGCAATTATATGTCAAGCAGATTTACCGAAAGAGCAGATAGTAGAGACTTCAGAGCAAAGTGGGCATTAGACCACGAAGGTTCATGGAGAATGAATAGAGCGAAGAGATGGGTTTGGGAGGAAGCAGAAGCAAAGAAAGTTGCTCCTACCAAAATCGTTAAGGAATTCGCACCTAAAAGTGCTAAGAAGAAAGTATTTAAAACTAAGATAGGGGACTGAAATGGCTTGTAGTAAATGTGGGAAAAATGGACCAGTTCGACGAGGAAGATTAACCAAACCCGGTACTTCCATTACAGGAGATCTGATGCCGCATAATATTACTAAAAGACAAGGACCGAGAGAGCAACTCCAGAACGAGGAAAAAAGGACGTTGCGTAATGTTCCCCAAAGGAATGGTACTAAATTAAGAAAACGAGTGAAAAGACGATGAAAAATTGGAATACATTCCTAAGTGAAATCAAAGAAGATGCACCCGCAAACTCAATGGGTTCTGGTGGTTCCCCCGCAATGGGGGACACCACTGTAAAATCTACCGGTGGGATTGCGGGTTATGATCCATTGCTAGGAACCCAAAAGAGAAAGAAAAACCCCCTCGACGGAAGAACTAAAGAGTTCAAGAAGAAGGTAGAAAAACTACACAATGCCAGACAGAAAAGGCAAGTAGTTAAATTAGAAAAGAAGTATGGCATTAAACTGAGATAATTAGATGAATCGATACGTTGTGAACACATTTACACTATTAACTCTGACTTGCGCCACTTTGGTTGGTTGCGAGTCCATACGGGACACTACAGGGACAGATATTACCAAACCTTCGGGCAGAGTGGTAGAGTCCATCAGAGAACAAATAGAGCAAACAGACGAGGTTAGAGACGCTTCAGAGACGATACAGAACAATCTAGATAGTATTGACATGGAAGCAAATTCCATTTTAGACGAGATCGCTCTTGCACCGGACCAAACTGACCCGTTACTCGGAAATATCGAAGATAGTGCCGAATCAATCAAAGAACATATAGACGATGCGGAGAAGGAGCAAGTGAGGATAGAAGAGGCATTAGAAGACCTTTCATCCGCAAACGCTCGGGTCGCCGGTGCGATTGGTCAAATAGAACAATTAGAAGATCTAGTCCAAGAATACGAACAGTCCGACCGGGAAATTCGTAAAGAAGCACTTGCAAACCTACACGGTTTTATAACTTTATTCTTTGTGATAGGTTTTTCTATGCTCATTGGTGGAGCATTCCTAACCTTCTGGGTCAGCGGTAAACTTGGTGGTGTTATATTGGCGATTGGTGTGCTGACTGTTGGGTTTGCAGCAGCGTCTCAATTTTATCTGGAAGAGATAGCAACCGTTGGACTTGTAGTTTTAATTGTAGGTATTGTTGCGGCACTGGGTGTCGTTGGGTGGATGCTTATAGATTCACGAAACGATAAACAAGCAGTTAAAGAGATAGTACAATTAGTTGAAGCAATGAAGGATCGGTTAAGTTCCGAGGAAAGAAGAGAAATCTTCGGTCACACCGGGGTTGCGTCAGAACTAACCCATGATACCACCAAAAGGATCATTGCACAAATCAAAATAAAGAACGGTTGGCATCAATCTTAATTTGATTTTTGCTTTTGCAATTGACTGTGTAGTAGTTTACAGACATAGTATGAGTCAACAACATCCGCAACTGGTCCGGGTGACTTACCAGTAACACCAAGCATTTTTCTTAAATCGACTGAAGTTTCCTCTTTGAAGGTTTCTATCATTTTTTCTTTATTTGCATTACCCTTACCGGATGCAAACTTCTTTACTTGTGATGGAGGAACAACATCTAGAGGTAAACTCTGATGAAATATCTTATATTTAAGAAGTCCCGTGTTCTCTGCTATTTGGAATAATCTGCTACTCTGAGATCCGAAAGAATATCCCTCTAATGATACATGATGAACCCCTATGAGTTTTTCTATTGCCCAGTCTGCAATAGTTTCATATCGTTCTGGTTCCTCATCATAATCACTAAAACACTCACCATGAACATTATTCCATGTCTTGCAGTATTTCTTTATGTCAGTTAAAAAATAGAACGTACATTTTTTAAAGGAGAACTCAGTTTCATAGTCTCCTGCAAATACACATATCGCTGGTCCTCGCAAACTATAATCTATTCCGGCAATGTTCATAAATATATCACTCCAGTGTTCAGTTGATTTGTTGGTGTTACTCATATATTTATACCTCCTCATCCCAGATCAGAATGCACAATAACAGTAACAATATTAAAAATCCCTGTAGCGCCATTACCCCTCCTTTATAGTTTTTATTAGTACAATCCAATCTCGATAATATTCAATGCTTGCACAACCATTCTCATAAATGGTTCCATCATCATCTACTTGAAAGTAAGACATGATGCCTACTAGTTTATTGTCTATGCTAAAGACTGCACCACCAGAATCACCAAACCACAGTGTCGCTTTAAGGGGTAGCATAATCATCACTTGCGGATTCGTTATTAATCTTCCATAGTACCAGAACATACCGTAATTACTAAATCGTTTTCTTCCTGTACCATAACCAACCGTGGTCAACGACATCTTTTTATATGTGAACTCTGCTAACTCTACAGGATCTTCATCCGATTTGGTTTCAAGCACAAGGATAGCGATATCGTGATTTATTGTGTTTCGAATATATCCGGGGTAATAAATTATTTGCGAAACGTAGTGGGTATCTCCATCATACTCGACAAACATCAAGTCTTCTGATCTCTCCGCAACATGTGCAGCAGTTAGAACCAAATTAGGTGCGATTAGAACACCACTACCAATCAGTACTCCATCGGCAAAATTAACGGAACCAACAGACCTGTATGGATCAATAATAAACTCATCCATATAAGTATGAGTTGGTAAAGTTTCTGGTAGTTTTGGTGTTGAGACAGGTGTGACGTTGGTTGAACTGCAACCTGAAAAACATAATATAGTTGCTAAGACATATACAATTGTGTTTGTCATTCCATATAATATTTATAAGAGAAACGACAGATTTGGCGATAAAAAACCAAAAAAAGAACGACCATCCGTTACCGGATGATCGCTCAGGAGGTGATCCTATAAGTTTATAGGATTAAAAGGATACGCTAATTTGCGTCCTTAGTAGATACTGTCCATCAGAATCACCAGAACTCCAACCGGAGCGTCCAAGATCCCAACCAGCATCAACCGAATCAAACGCATATCCAAAGGTAGTGTTCCAACGAACACCGGTAGCGATGTCGTAGTTTGCACCAACTTCAATAATGTTCAGATCAGATGAGGCAACACCTAGTTTACCATTCTGATACTGTACAAACCCTTGAAGGTTTTCCCTGCACTGGTAAGCAACAATGGCATTAATACCATAGTTATCACTAAATCCACCAGTTACATAGTCAGCAGCGACATAAGAAAAACCGAGATCCCAATTACCATTAGTGTAACCAAGATCTGCGGTGTATGTTCCATAGTCCTCTACTTCGCTCTGGTAAGCGTATGCTACACCAGCACGGAAACCATGACCAAAGTCAAGACCTGCACGAACACTAACACCGTAATCATCATTTCCGACGAATGCGTTATTAGAGTTGAAACCATCATTGTATGATGCAGACAGATCTAGAAATCCAAAATCACGAGAAACTTCAAGACCTTGTGATCGTCCTTGACCAAAGGTAGTTGCGAGAATACTATACTCGCCTGCAACCTGATCTAGTGGTGAATCAGTGTAACCATTATAGAATGAAGTTACAAACTGACCAACACGAAGATCAAAATCGCCACCAAGTCCCATAGTGAGATAAGCGTCTACGAGTTCAAACGAACCTGTAGTATAATCGCTAAACTCACCACTAACAACGTAATCAATCTTGTCCATAATACGTCCTGAAACCTCAAGACGGGCATATGGAATGTTGAATTCGTTATTCTGTACGGAGCCACCACCGTTGTTGTAATTCCAACGCATGATTGCAAATCCTCCAAGATCTACAGTCACGGGTGATGTTTCGCCACTAAGAGATGTATGGAGTCGAGATTCCGCAAGGACTTCCCTAACCATTCTCTTAGTTTCCATGGCGCGTTGCTCATCGATCCATGATGTTTCTGCATCTGCCGCCATAGCAGGGGCAGCGAAAGCGGTGACGATGATTGCCATCGCAATACCACCGTACACCATCCACTTTTTCTTCGAAATATTCATAGTCATTCCTTTCACAGAATCAGCCTTGGACGGCGGGAACAGCAACATCCCAGAGGGACTTAACCGCAGTAGCGGCCCAAAGTACACCATTCCACGCGAATGGAACAAGAGCGAGAGTGATCAAGCAGGAACGGGTAATACCGATCTTGCATAATGCCTTCTGGACATAATCCTTCTCACAACAACCCTTAACGGGACAATTTTCAGTCTTAGTACTCATGTGTTTTCTCCTTACAAAAAGTTACTAATATATTTTTTAATATCTACCTCTGTAGATTCTTAAAAAAAGAATGGGGCAACTGTTGCCCCAGTCAAAAACTATAATGATATAGTATATAGAACATATTAAGGTTTGTCAACCCCTTATATGTAATTTTTATGTTAGATCGACAATCTCACAGGTATTTCCTGTACATGCCATTGTTTGTGACGCAACAGTATTATCTTCCTTTTCATACTTTTCAAGAATAGACCAATCAACTGCTTTGGGAAGATATGACATATATTTATCATAAGTTTCCTTGTCACAGTCCTGATATGGTGCTTGCTTGTATGAGTGATCCGAAAAAGGCAAGAAAGAAACGCCACATACTTCATCAAAGTGATCATAAACCCAAGATCCAACTCGGACCCATTCGTCTTCCTGCACAGTAATTGTGACGGATGGCTTATGTTCACACCAATACTTCTGATATGTTAACCACAAATCTAGTTGTTCGATTGCAGTCATATCTTTTCTGCAAACCGAATTCTTTGGTGATTTCATTGGGAATGAAAATACCATAGTGTGATCTGGTTTTAGGTGATCGGGTTCGTTTTGGAATCCAGCATCAACCATCATTTTACATAGAGGATCTTTTGTGTCTGCTCTGACTGTTCTGATATAATATGGATTGTGTCTCGCATGAATACCAGAAGCGGCATCAACAAGTTGAGAAACTGTTCCTGATGGTTTAACACAAGTAATTGCAACAGAAGAATTGATACCGATTGTATCCGCAATTTTCTTGTTTTCCTTTACAGCGACAGATTTAAGATCACTCAAAAGAGTTTCAAGACCTTTCTTCTTTCCATTCGTTAGTGAATTATCCATAATTCCAGTCATAGAAACACCAAGAAGTCTTTCCTCTTCGCAATTATTCTTCCACTCGCTTGAAAGATATTTGAAATTGGTAAGAGTTGATTGCCAAGTTCCTAGAATAGTTGCAAGTCTAACTTTTCGAGAGAGCGTTTCTTCTGTATCATCTGCTCTAACAACTACCTCAGTCAGATTACAGAATTCTCTATCCCTGAGAAGAATCTCACTGCATGGATTAGTTCCAAAATCATAAGTCTCATCACGCAATCGATAATCATTTCCCATTGTCTTTCTAAAATCATTTGCACGAATTATCTGCTTCTGTGCAGAATCTCGATTAAAGATACCACGTTCACCGGACTTACTCTTGTATAGAGAAATCCATTCCTCCATGAACGTACCTACTTCTGGTTTTTCTTTGTATGCAACGGAGTTATTTGATAATGCTCTTTGCGGGTCGGAAACCCACCACTGTCCGTGCTTCGCATCACGCATCCGCTCATCGGTAAGTGACGAGAGTGAGATAAGGGCGCTTCTTCGTACTCCCCCCACCACGACAACTTCAGCAATCTTGCAGATGATATCATGACATTCGATTGATGTGAGTTTTCTTCCAGAAGAACGCTTATAGGTATCCACCGTGAACCTGAATAGATCGTCCAATGGATCCGGTCCTGATGCACGACCACCGAAAGTTTTGAGTTTCGCTCCAGCAGGTCGAATCTTCGACAGATCCCACTTTGGAACCTGACCTCCAATAAGAAGGGAGGTAAGTTCCTTGTAGGACTTTGCCCAACCCATCTTACTATCCTGCACAACAATCGTAGTATCACTTTCCTCGAACTCCTCTGATATGGTTGCGAGTTTATCTAAAAAGTCTCTTTCAACACTAAAACCAACTCCAGTACCACACATCAGAACATATAATATTTCGTCAAAGGAACGGACGCGACCTGCACTAACGAAAGCACAGTTATAACCTGCAACATTATCTCTCTTAAGTGCTTCTCCAGCAGTCATCAATGCTCTCATTGAAGGCATAACTTCTAGATTTATAACTGCATCCTCTAGTTCTTTTCTTTCCTTCGGACTAACTTTATATTTGTGATTTTCTTCTAAATGTTCTACGAAGAAATCAAAGTAACGATTAACAGTATCTTCCCACGTTTCTCTGCGGTTCGCTTCTGGTAACCAGCGAGAGTAACGGGAAAGATGAATAAAATCTTGGTATAGCGTGGGTAGTGACTTGCTCATAATAAAAACTCCTAATTTTTCTTTTTGTTTACTGATTATTTAGGTCAGTTAATTTTTCCCAACAGAACGGAAACAGTGGTCTAATAAGTTTTCCTATACTTTCTGCGTACTCTCTAATTTCCCACTGTGCATGTGTGTCAATCCGTTGTTTATAAAATCGTGCGTAAGATGCAAGACTTCCAGTCCAGTACCACTCCGTGTACATTGCTTGTGGTAAAACAAATCTTGCTTGCTCTGGAGCAACACCCTTCGATAACAATAACTCATATCTGTCTTTTGCAAGTTTTAGAGATGTTTCATATGCTTGATTAAAGTCAGATGCTTCTTTACTGGAAAAGAAATCGTCGCTTCCTTGTTTCGCACCATCTACTGGTTTTCCTCTCCACGAAGGAGTGTAAAACTCTGGTTCAAATGAAACATATCTACGACTAATCTCATTTTCAACAAACCCTTGCTTGTGCTTGAAAAATTGTGTGCGAATAGAAACAGGTGCTTTGATTCTTAGAGTGATTTGGGGATGAGCAAAGGGAGTCCAATGCCCGTGTCTTGCAAGATACCCAATAAGTTTTTGGTCATCTTTACATAACTTGCGAACATCTTCTTTATGATAAGAAGATCCAGACTCTGCTAGTCTCAAGACTGCATCTTCATCACTACACCAGTCTGATTCTTTGTTAAAAGAAACTCTTGCTGCATTGCATACTGTCAAATCTGATCCCATATGATCAACCAATTCAACAAATCCTTTGTCTAATACTTTCATACCTTACTCCATTGTTTTAGTCTTAATTCTGCTGCTAATCCTGAGCATGTGTTTTCATCAATAAGTTTCTTAATGCTCTTGGTTGACATTGTGTATACCATATCATTTATATCTTTAAGAGCATTATATGTGGGCCATATACAAACATTGTGTCCCATGTCTATCAGTTTCTTATTATACCGAACAATCTGTGGATTTCTAGGTTCATTATCCAAAACAAAAATCATTTTTGTGTGTTGAAATCTTGCGGGCATTTGATCTATAGCACTAGCACCAACCATTGCAATTGTATTTGGTATGAATAAACTATCCAATGGACCTTCTACAATATACACTGGTTTCTTTGGATCTGCTCTCCACATACCATACCATAGACGTTCAATACTTTTATCTGCTTTCAATGTAATATACTTAGCGGTTGCTCTTGCATTTGCTTCATCTTTGAGAGCAAGGGATCTTCCCTGTGCGCCTACAACTTCATTTTTCTTGTTGAAGAATGGAATGACCAACCTTGGTTCCCTTCCAATATAAGCAGTGTTGTCTGGATCTAGAATCCTAGAATAAGCACCAAAATCATCAGTGAAATATAAATACTTCCAATACTGTTTTGGAATCATTCTTAGGTTTAAGAATTCTACACAAGGATGCTTCGACTTCAAATCATTAACACAAGTCAATGGAGATAGGAAGTTTAAATTGTGTTTATTAAATTCAGGTTTCTTAAACGACAACATTGTTTCTGGTTTCCTTTTCGATTCCGACGATCCCGATTTGAATTTTTCTAATCTATACTCTTTTACTAATGAAGGACTTACCCTCTTTAGAAAAGTATTTATATTACATCCAATACCGCAATTGTGACATTTGAAAAGATAATCATTATTTTTTTGATAAAAGAAACCTCTTGCTTTGTTTTTGTTTTTCTGTGAATCTCCACAGATAGGACATCTACAATTAGCAAGAGTATCTTTCTTCCAAGCAAACTTATCTAGTGTGCCTGAAACAAGATTGATGAATTTTTTATCAATATAAGAACTCATCATATGGTCCAATCGGAAATCTTATCTCTTGCTGCTTTGAAGTTATCATCAAACCGTCTGCCGTCAAACCCACTACCGACACCCTCATTCTCTGTTTGATTAGCCTCCACTAAAGTCTGCTCTTCGCTGGAAACATCAGACAGTTTCATTTTTGCTCGATTAATACCCAGAACGAATTTTCTGTTAACTGCTGTGTCGTTGTATCTGTTCTTAAGTTGCTTCACCATCACTTGACCCTGCTCATCCAGTTCCTCTGTTGC